GATCTCTGAGATCTTTCCTTTTCATGCTTCAGTATCTGCTGAAGTAGTTGGAGACACTGCTGAAGAGATGCTTGAAATGGCAGCAGATTATCTGGAGATCGGACCAAACATTACAATCAAAGTACCTTGCACAGTTGAAGGACTAAAAGCATGTAAGGCACTAACAGAGAACGACGTTCATGTGAACGTAACATTGATATTCTCAGCAGCACAAGCAATACTAGCAGCAAAAGCAGGAGCAACTTATGTTTCTCCTTTTGTTGGACGTGTATATGATCAACACTGGGATGGAAGACACCTTATTGAGGAGATTGCAGATGTATTCGCTACTCACCAAATCAAAACAGAAGTTCTTGCAGCTTCTATCAGAGAACCTATTCAGGTCACCGACGCTTTTAGAGTGGGAGCTGATATATGTACTATCTCGGTTCCCATTTTTTACCAATTATATAAGCACGTTCTTACTGAGAAAGGGTTAGAGAAGTTCGATGAAGACTGGCAAAAATTGGTGGGCGGTTAAGTGAACGGTAGAGTGAACAAGGTAGCGATGGTAGCCCAGATCATGAAGATGAAGACTGGGTTAGACAGGCATTGGTATCCCGAATGGGATGACAAACAGAGAGGAGCAGCACAAAGAATACTGCTCAATGTATTAGAACATTTAGACGAGTACCATTCTTAGGGAGGTGTATGCAAAAAGAAAATCTTAAAGTATTAGTTGCTGACTTAGAACGAGCAATCGCAGAGATAAAAGCAGAGGTCTATTCAGACACTGCTGCTTATCATATAGATAGGGGTGACGGAATAAAATCCTATGCCCAAGTTAATGATGAAGACGGAGAGTGCGACTAATGAAAAAACTTTGGAGGGAGATTACGAGAACCCCTGGACCTATCAGGGTACAACTTTTACTTCTAACGACATTAACGATTTCTTCGGTTTCGTCTACCGTATTACAAATTTGCAATCGGGTAAACAATACATCGGCAGAAAATATTTCACACAGCGTCGTAAACCTAGAGGTGGTAAGAGAAGGGTTACGTCTGAGAGTGACTGGAAAAAATACTATGGAAGCTCTGAAGAACTTAAAGCAGATCGAAAGTTACTTGGGAACGACCTATTCAAGAGAGAAATCATATCCCTCCACACCACCCTTGGCAAAGTAAATTACGAAGAGACAAGACAACTCTTTTTAAATAATGTACTTACTGAACATATAGATGGAACTCCTGCCTATTATAATAGTAATATACTAGGCAGGTATATGAAGAAAGATTATTTCACTACCGATACATAAATAGTTGACGCTCTTTAGAGTCTCTGCTATAATGATGAGGTAGTCAAATGAATTCTCACATGGACATTGATTTCTTTGATGATGAAGGAGTACAAGACGCAGTGATTGATATCATTATTGATCAATTGCATAAGTATGCAGACCTTGAGAACGAAAAAACTACTGAACTAGCGAATCTAATCACATGAACCCCTATCTAACAGCAATCCAAGCACTTGAAAATTGTGTTAAGGATGCTATGGAAAATAATATTGATGCAAGTACTCAGAGTGAGATCTGGAGACACTATCAAGGTATCAAAGCAATTGCAAAACAACTTGATCAGGATACAATAAATTTTAATATCGATACTAATCTTACTGGTGTTAATTTTACAGTGAATGATCTAGCATATGATGCAGGACAACCTATAGATTTTACGATGGCAACACAATCAGGTGATGACATTATCACTTTCAATACAGAAGATACTGGTACTGTCACAGTTCCTGAACATGAAGATGATGGGAGAATAGTTCTCTAGTCTTTCCCAATAGACTCTAAACTAGATGGTGCTCACGGCATGGCAGTTGTTCATAGTGATCAGGTGTATGAATCTGGAGGGTTAATACCCTCCTTTTTCATGGCTTATGACTGGTATAAGAAATCTTTATAGACCGTACCTCTTGACAGACCTTTAGATTTGATATATAATTATGTTACATTACTTTACACATCAATGACTGTTACTACGGAGTACGGTAAACAAAATATGTTTGCTAAAGAACCACCTATACAGGTCATTGAAAAACAAGAGGCTATTATGACACCAGAAGCAGAAAAGTTTAACGGTTGGATGGCAATGCTAGGCGTTGTCGCAGCACTCGGTGCGTATGCAACCACAGGTCAAATCATTCCAGGTATATTCTAAGATAATTAAAGTATAAATACTTATTCAAATATTAAGAAACCGTAACAAACATGGACGACTTTTTAGCCGCCCAAGATACAATATCACCACTAGTAGCAGTCCTCTGGGTCTTTTATCCCATGGCTGCTTTAGTATTGATCGAACTTTTTTTACGTGCGTTAAACAATGACGACGATGACGATCAAGATGGTGGTAAAGGAATAAAAATTCCAGCAATGCAAACAGTACCTTCAGGAACATAACATGCCTTTCATAGTTTTTGGTTGCGTTCTAGCAGCAACAGCATACACCAATGTATTTTCAATAGTATTACAGTGATCCCATTAGCAGTACTATTAACATCAATACCACCAGGCTCTAGGGATCTAGTAGAGTTTGGATTTTTTGTATGTGTTGGAATGACAGTAGGATCTTTAGGGTTGATATAAATGTTACAACCAATACGATATTCAGTATAGAATCTAATCTAAATACTTTCTTTGAACCAACAACATGCCTACAGATCTTTATCAAGACATGGAAACACTCAATGCTTTATATGAGGAACTCTGTTGGGATCCAGAAGATGACTTAGAATTTAAAGCAGACTATAAAAATGATCGGATTATTATCCAATTGAAAAAGAAGACTAAATATCATTGAATATCGTCACCGCACAGACAACGGGGTAACTGGCACAAATCAGTTGACACCCCGTTTTTTATGCGGTATTATAGTTGTATTGAGTGTTGATTAATGATTCCATTACTAGCAGACCTACCACCCCACTCCTATACCTGTCTTGCTGAGGTAGTGCAAACAGAAGCAAGACGAAACACTGATGATGAATATGGTGTTGCTGCTTCTGTCTTAAACAGAGTTGCTTCCAAAGAGTTTCCAGATACTGTCTGTGCTGTAGTGTATAGTCAGGGTCAGTATGAAGGAGTTAATACTAACTATTCACTCAAGGCAGAACCTGATTTAGTACTTAAACTTAAGTCTCCTGAAGGTCAACTGAAGATAGTTGAAGCACTTGAAGTATTAGATGGGAGGACAGACTTTAAAGGACAGTCTATGTTACATAATCGTATCGTAGATGAGGATCCTATGTTCCATCCCGAAGGAAATTTCTATCATTATAACTGGCAATGACTATACTAGTAACATTATTCCCATTCGTCTTTATTATACTTTTAGTAACAGGTATGGAGATGTTATGGCCAATTAAATATAGAGGTCAATGATTAAGGTTATTGATGATTTCTTACCTTCAGATCAGTTTGAACAGATTAGTATTAATTTGATGGGTAAGGATTTTCCTTGGTATTGGAACAACTTTGTAAATGATCGTAATGAGCAGCATGAGCACGGACAATTTACGCATGGTTTCTTTAACTATAAAGCATTAGATAATCCATGGGGCAGTATTTGGGGTGAATTGCTTGAGGGTTTCATCGACTCTTTCACATGGAAAGAGATGCTGCGAATCAAAGCAAACATGATCCCACGCACTGCAAATAATATTGTGTCAGGATACCACGTTGATCAACCCTTCCCACACAAAGTGGGTATATTATACATCAACACCAACAATGGGTCTACAATCTTTGAGAATGGTGATAAAATAGATTGTGTTGCTAATCGTATGGTATTTTTTGATGGTGATATGAGACACTCTAGTGTCACGGCTACAGATCAATACAATCGTGTTGTAATCAATCTCAACTACACATAACACTGTCACACGGTGGACTTGACTGGATACAAAACTTCATATATAATATCAGTGTCTTCGGACATTCATCTTCCCCCTAACCGAGATCAAGGGGTTACAATATCTCTCATCTTACCGTTCACAAAAATCGTTCTATTAACAAATGACAACTCTTCAAAAAAGAGACAGTGGTCTGTTAGCTAATTGGAGTGAGTTTTGCGACTGGGTAACAAGTACGAACAACCGCATTTATGTTGGTTGGTTCGGAGTCTTAATGATTCCTTGCTTGTTGGCTGCCGCCACTTGCTTCATCATAGCTTTCATCGCTGCACCTCCCGTAGATATCGACGGGATTCGTGAACCTGTTGCAGGTTCATTCATGTATGGAAACAACATCATCTCTGGTGCTGTAGTTCCATCCTCTAACGCTATCGGATTACACTTCTACCCTATATGGGAAGCTGCCACACTAGATGAGTGGTTGTATAACGGAGGTCCATACCAGTTAGTAATCTTCCACTTCCTTATTGGAATCTCTGCTTACATGGGCAGACAGTGGGAACTTTCTTACCGTTTAGGAATGAGACCTTGGATCTGTGTTGCTTATAGTGCCCCAGTCTCGGCTGCCTTTGCAGTCTTCTTGGTCTATCCTTTCGGACAAGGATCATTCTCTGACGGTATGCCGTTGGGAATCTCAGGGACATTCAACTTTATGTTTGTCTTCCAAGCGGAACATAATATCCTCATGCATCCATTCCACATGGCGGGTGTCGCAGGTATGTTTGGAGGTGCTTTGTTCAGTGCTATGCACGGTTCATTGGTTACATCTTCACTTATCCGTGAGACTACAGAAAATGAGTCTCAGAATTATGGATACAAGTTTGGTCAAGAAGAAGAGACCTACAACATCGTTGCTGCTCATGGATACTTCGGACGTTTAATCTTCCAGTATGCATCATTCAACAACTCTCGTTCGTTGCACTTCTTCCTTGCATCATGGCCTGTGATTTGTATATGGTTAACTTCAATGGGTATATGCACAATGGCATTCAACCTTAATGGATTTAACTTCAACCAGTCTATCGTAGACGCTCAAGGTAAGGTTGTTCCTACATGGGCAGACGTTCTTAACAGAGCAAACCTTGGTATGGAAGTGATGCATGAAAGAAATGCACACAACTTCCCACTTGATCTTGCTGCTGCTAGTTCATCTGAGGTTGCATTAATTGCACCTGCTGTTGGTTAAATTTGACACATAAATAAATCAACCGTATAATGGAGACTCCTTAGGGGGTCTCTTTTTTTTCTACTATGTTATTTCTAATATCGATAATGTCATTTGCAAATTTTGTATTCTATCCTCTAGTGATAGCAACAATTATTGCGTTTATTATTGAACAGATCTTCAGGTCACAAGACAAAGCACCTCAAGTGCTCAGGTCTATGGCAGTCCGAAAGTATTTCTGGAGACAAGCATGGTTGTTTAATATCATATGGTTTGTTGGATACTTTATATTATTGATTGCTAACAGACCAGGTACACAAGCAATGCCTGATATGATTTGGCAAGGGTAAAACCAAATTCAACTTTTAGTTACCAGATAACCGCAAAAAAAACTCAGCAAATTTTTTGACCTCTATAGTTTTTACAAATGGCAACCATAACTTTAAAACAAACTGACGGTACAGTGGACACCTTTGAGTGTGATGCTGATACTACTATCCTAGATGCACTAGAAGAAGCAGGTCTAGATCATAACTATTCATGTCGTGCGGGGTCATGCTCCTCATGTTGTATGAAGATAGAAAAAGGATCAGTCAATCAAGAAGATCAGTTCTTTTTAGATGATGAGCAGATGGAAGATGGATTCGTTCTTACTTGCGTTGCTACCCCAACATCAAACCTTACTTTGTTAGCAGAACAAGAAGATAATTTATAGGGGTTGACACCCTCTTTTTTTATGCTATAATATATTTGTTGAGTTGACGAACCCAACGGGGAGTGACTGAATAATCTTTCTGGCATATAGCTGGATAAGGTGATGAGACACAGGTGGTGCTGCTTCTTCGGAAGAATCGACTTACCAGTCGGGTCTCAGGCAGAGATGTAAAATTTACTACTGTAGTAATGCCCGTCTCTTATTGGTAATACAGAATTCCAATCTCCCACCCTCTTTAAGAGGGTTTTTTTGTGTGTCATTATGTTTATTTCTATTGAGGAAATCTAAAAACAATATAAATAAAACCTCTTTTGTGTTGAAAGTGTGATAAATTAGTATGAGGAACCCAACACAATGAACTATGTCAGGCGATTATTTTACCCACAACGATAGACAACCATGCATATCAAACTACTCTGCTTTGAAGTGGGATAGTACAGGGGAATTGTCATCACTTGACATGAATAGAATTCTAGGATTACTACAACAACCAGAGCAATGTACAGCGTCAGTTGCAATGGATGAAGTTCAAGAATCTAAGTGGAATGATCCTACTTACATCGAATCTATACAAGTAAATCCACGATACCGAAACGGTAGTGTGATGCAAGAATAAATATTGAGGGTAAGCACCCTCTTTTTTAATGGCAATTGCATATTATTATCCAGAAGGACCGATGGGTCCAATATGTGATTACATCACTGATGATGAACTTCGTCGTGGGTGCTCTTCAGATGCTGACTGTCCTCCAGGATATATTTGTGTTGATGGTCGGTGTGTTCCACTGGGTGATGGTAGACAAGCAACTTATGGTCCTGTGGATTATGGTGATGTAGAACGTATATTAGAGGGTGGTATCCCTGCAATTACTACTAGAAGATGTAGAGTTAGAACTCTTGCTGATGGAACACAAGAATATTATGATTGTGTAGATGAGTTGTTAACTCCAATTGGAATACCAACTGGTTATCCTTTAATAGAACCAACATATGATTGGGAAAATATATCAAAAACTCCTTGGGGATTGGATGATGATTTTGAACCCATAAGAATGGGTCCGTATGATTGTGCTCCCTTTGAACCAGACATTAATATAATTCCTTTGAAGATGTATCGACCTGATGGAACTTTTGTAGAGAAAATTCTAACAGAAAGATCTTCACCACCAACTTTCCCTGTAAGAAGTGGTGTATCAACTATTGAAACTGGAAATGTTGGTGCTGATTTTGTAATGGTTAATGCAGATAACCTTTGGTATACGAATCCAGCAACACTAGCATGGCGTATTACAGACTCTACTAATACACAAATTACTAACTCTGCTCTCAAAAAAGGTAGTTGGGTACAGGTAGGTGCATCAAATAATCCTGGTAGTGGTTGGACACAACATATGATTGACTATGGTATCTATCCAGCAGTACCTTTAGATACGGAGGAAGATCCTTACATTGGAGAGTGGCAGTCACATACTACTACTGTTAACTTTCCTACTTCTGGTGCATATAATATAAGGATAGAGTCTGATAACGATGGTTACATTAAGATTACAAACTCTGCTGCTATCAATATTCTTGATAGAGAGATATACTATAACCCTACTGCTGGTTGGGGAGAAGAAACTATTTCATTAACATTAGCTGCAGGTGTCTATACTATAGAGACACGTGTTAGGAATAGAGTTCTACCAGGTGGTGATTTAAACCTTAGGGTAACTGGTGATGCTGCTGGTCTTGTTGGACTTGAATTTAAATGGAATGATAACCCTAACACTGCTGGAACTGCTTTGAGTTCTGTCGTTGTTGATGGTGTTACATTTAATCAGACAGGAAGAAGTGGAGAGACTGATGGTATACTTACGGTTAATAATGGAGTTGATTATCCAATAACAATTAAT